AAGATCACTCGCTTTCCGGCAAAATAATCTGCAGTTGTCATATCTTGCCAACGATATGGGTTATCTCCTTCGATAGAATCGTCCCGCACTCGCGTACGGAACGTCACATCAGGAAGAGTTCGACCCTTAGA